AAATTCTCAGACTTACTTGTTTGAGTATTAGAACCCTTTGTTGGGAAATAAGATTCCTTCAAAGTTTCTATTTTCTCACGATAGCCGTTTTCACTTTCAAAATCAACATTTTCTACTAGAGTAGCGAGTTTATCCTTTTGTGTCTGTGCAAGACCTTCGGTAACTTCGGCAAAAATTACGTCTGCGGTTGACTCAGCCAATCTCTTGTTTAGAGCAACGTTCTTATCGATTTGCTCGTTGAGTTTTGACTCCATTTCATCAAGTTTATCTACCATGTTCTCGATGACATCATATTTTTCTTCAGGGATAGTTACATAATGATCTTCAAAAAGCTTCTTCATTCCTTCAAGGAATGATTCAGTCATTTCAGTCTTAAGACCGTGCTCGACTGCAAGTTGATTTTCAGCAACCCACTCGTCAGCAACATACTCAAGGTAAGAATCCAATCTTTCTTGGAGTTCTGCCTTGATGCCTTTGACCTCTTCCACAAGATTTGCTTCGTACTCAGACTTAACACCTTCTGTGATTTCTGCTACTTTAGACTTAATAGCAGCCTCAAAGATAGTACGTGCTTTCTCTTGGAATTCTTCTGAAAGTTCTTCGCCAGCAATAAGTGCGTTGATATCTTCCTCAACGTCAATCTTATCTTCAGCAACAACTTCCTCTTCTGTGGTTTCTTCTTCAGTTACCACTTCATCCGTTGTAGTTTCTTCTTCGGAAACAACATCTTCAGTAGTTTGCTCTTCTTCAGCAACTACATCTCCTTCAACTTCAACTTCCTCTTCCTTTATACCCTTTGCACCTTCTGCAGGTTTTGCACCTTTATTAACAACGTCTTTGACTTGCTTAAGAGATGCACCAGGAGTCTTTAACTTAGCTGAATCGTCATCAACTTTATAGTTTTCTGGAGTAGGACCACCAAGATCTTCGTAAGATGGTGCAGTACCACCTGTAGTTAACTTTTGCATTGGTTCCGCAGGTTTAGCACCTTTGGTGACCACATTCTCTTCGATGTTTTCCATTTCGTTTAATTTGCTACCAACGGACATTTATTTAGATATGTGTTTAATCTGTATTTATTTATAGAACTTATAGATTTGATAAGAAATCGTTGAATAGATTCAACTTATGCTCTTCAAGTCTATTTTGATCGACTAAGGTATTGATTGATTTCTTAGTCTTTTCTGCGAGTTGTTCACGAAGGATACCTCCTTCCCAAACCCACTCTTTTCCTTCCATGATTCCAGATACAAAAGCATCAGGAGCAGAAGGATCGGCTACGATATCAGCAGCAGTTGCTAACATGAAATCTTCACCTACAACTTTACAACCAGTATGATCTTCTTTTAGAGAACCAACTCCACGAGAAGAAACTCCAAGTGTTACACCTTCACTGATAAGAGATTTTGCAATCTTACCCATAGGTGTTTCAAGTAGTTGTGCCTTACCAATAAAATTTTTACCTTCTTGTCTTAATGAAGTAATTTTATGCGATACTCTATCAAGGTTTACGGTTGGACCATCTGGATGTCCCAACTCACCAAGTGCACGACCTTTTTGAACAAAAGACTCATTGTATCTACCAACTTCTTTTGCAAGAGTTCCACATGGATACATTCTACCATTACGATTTTTGATATCTCCTTGTAAGAAGACACCCTCAATATACATTTTTTTCTTAGCACCTTTACCTTCAACGATAAACTTGACGCTAGATATTTCTTCCGTAATGAGTTTCATTTTTTTAATTGGTAAATCCTACTTTTGTACCCTTAACATCAGATCCAGAACTAACAAAAACAACATCTGTTGGGTTTTTTTCCAATAATTCTGATGTATTTGCTAACATTGTGAAAGTTCCTATTGTTCCACTACCACCATTATCTGTTGCTACAGTTATAACATAATCAGTTGTGCTTGCGTTTGCAAGACGAACAACTGTTGCTTCACTGAAACTTGAAGCAGCACCAACAGTATTTGGAACTGCTATCTCTGATCCTTTTACGAGAATTCTTGTCATTCTTCTGGTTCCTCTGTGGGTTCTGTTTCTACTTCAGTTTCTACTTCACTTTTTGGATTGTATGGTTCTGTTTCAAACATAGAATCTGACACCTCTTTACGAAGAGTCTCTATTTTTTCTGCTGCTTTTGTATATAAAGTATCTTTTATATTTTGACTAATATCAGATGCTTTACTATCTTGGGCAATCAAATCGATAATATTATCAGGCATGAAAATTAATATAGTAATATATTTTATTTATATCTCGGCCAATTTGGTATCTTTATTTACCTGATCATTGGTAATTGCTGCAGCTGCTGCATCTTCAGGTCCACCACCCATTGCCATTACATCTTCCTCAGTTCCAGGCGGTAATGGTTCTCCTGTAATTGGATCAATAGCGTCTGGATCTGGAATAGTTCCATCCTTTATTTCCTTCTCAATCTGCTTATCTAATTCTTCAATTTCACTATCAGATTGTCTAAGAACTTTCTTACGAACCCACTCATTAGAATAATACTTTCCAATATATGGTTCAATAGTAGCAAGAGTTCCTAACCTCTCATTCATCAATTCACTTTCTTTTAGTTCTGCAAATTGATTATCATATACAAAGTCATACTGAATATGATCGTTAAGTGATTCCCAATCTTCTGGTGTTATAATATTCTTCAGAATTAATTGAGTTCTAAGCATATCATTAAACATGTTTGCAAAACGTTTTCTTAAACGTCCTACAAATTTAGAAAACTTAAGTTCATCTCTTAGAATTTCTGATGAACGTCCTAAATTAAAACCACCATCATTAGCAATTCTAGACTCAGGAACACTAAGTGCTCTATAAAGTTTCTTTTGGAAATACTCAATATCAGAAAGTTCTCCTAAGTTTTGTCCACCAGGAAGTGTTGTAATTTCTGTTCCTCTACCACCTTCTCTACGTGGTAACCAGAAATCTTCCATCATAGACATGAACTTACGATCATCTCTAACTTCACCAGTGTTAGCATCATATACTAACTTGTTACGATAACGCATCATAACATCACGAAGATATTGTTCTGCTTTTACCTTTGGAAGATTACCAACATCAATGTAGAATATTCTTCTTTCTGGTGCTCTTGATAATCTATAAATTACAAGACTATCCTCAATCATTCTTAACTGATTAAGTGCCTTGATTGCTTTATGAAGATATGATAAACAAGTTCCCCTATTTCTATCAAATAAACCAGAAGTTACATATGTTATTGAATCCTTTGCAATCTTGATTGAACCTTTACTATTAGCACCACCACCTAACATTCCTGTTGGATAATTTGGTTTAGGTGTATAAATGTAATACTCTTCAATTTCTGGATATACACCTTTCTCAGTTCCCTTAAAAACATTTGAAAGATCTACTCCACCTAACTGTTTATTCTTATCTTTCTTTTCCTGACGAACAAACTTCATCTTCATGGGATCAATATATCTGATCTCTTGAATTCCGTCTTGAGGTTTTTTAGTATCAATAACTTTCAAATAATATAATCTTCCATCTACATACCAATTTCTAAAAATTTCATGGGACTTTTTATCAAAGTCCATCATTTCTTTGATACTCCTAAATTCTTTTCTAATATTATCTTTTACTTTATCACTAGCATTTACATTAGATAATTCTATTTCTACTGGTGAATCATATAAGTCACTTACAATTGCTTCATTAACAACATCTTCAATAGCACCATCCGCTTCTGGATGAAGTGCCATTTCCCGATATCTTCTTATTAAATCATACTCTGTTTTATATACACCTTCAATATCTACATATTGACCATAGAAACCAGATTGAATATAATAATCATTCCCGTCCTCATTTGAAGGAGGAACGGGAGAAACTATAGAAGGAGATTTACTTTGACTATCATCAATAGAGAATCCAAAAAGTTTTGCCATTGTATAATTTTGCCTACTTTTCTATTATAGCACTATTTAGCTTATTTTAGTTGATGTCTTCTCCACCTGCATTAGCACCAACACCCCTAAGTGCTTCCCACCATTGAACTTGGAATTCTACAGTGAATTCTTCAATAGCATCAACAGTCTCATATGAGAGATCTATTTGACTAATATTGGTTGGAAATACATCATGGAACTTGTAAGTTCTAAGTGTAGAACCATCACGATCTAATTGATGAACATATGCATCTGGTTGATAAACTGCTGG